ACTTGTTCTAAATTTCCGGAATAAATAGAACCCTGACCGCTTACAATACCAATATTTACCATAGGAGTCTTCTCACAATAACATCTGTATCTACGACGGTCATTCGCTAATCCTGAACGTAATTTACTCATATATATATACATATTTATCTTTATCTATAAACTGGGCGTTTTAAATGCGCAAAGGTGTAAAACATATAAAAATGATAAAGCAAAGAATACTAAGAGTGTTGACCGTCTAACACCGGAAGAACAAGCAAGGATCGCTGAAGAAGATGCCAAGGCAGCTGCTGCCGCTGAAAGATTAAAGGAAGAAAAAAAAACGAATTTGTTTGCGGGAACCGGAGCCGTCGCTCAGGGGGGTTATTTCCCCTGATTAATAGTTCAATCCATCGCCCCCGCACCGTATTTCGCTTCTACTTTCTCTTTCATCTTCACGATTTCATCCTCGATTGTATAGTTTGTGGGCAATACCATACGCAGTCCTTCACGAGCACCGGTGTCGGGTCGTCTTCGCTCATATACCAAGTGTGGTTTTTCGCGCATCACGATAAGCGAGATATATTTCGGCAACACCGCCGCGGGTGCAGTGGCCGAAGAAGCGCTCGCAGTGGAGTCAGGAAATATACCTTTTTCCAGGTCACTGGCAACTTGGTTTGCGTGTTCCAATTTCTGTAATAACGGAACCTTCTCTGACTTGCTCGTCATCCAGGGTTTTTCAAGCTTGGGATGTTCAACTTTGAAGAACTCTCTGTTCTTTGTATGTTCTGTATTCAGCCATTCGTGATAATAGCTAACATGTCGTTTCATCATATTTTGTGTTAATCCTGGTGGCAACTCTTTCGCGCTATGTTTTCTCTTACGCTTATCGTTGTCACCGGCAGCGGCAGCACTGCTGTTATATTTTTGGTGTTCTTGTAGTATAGATATGCGTAAATTATCATATCGGTTGTTTAGAGGATTTCGGTCAAGGTGAACCACCACATTGGTGTTGTTGTGATCATCTTGACCCCACGTCCCCATAATCACTTGATGGATGAAGACATTATTACTATGACACGAAATATACCCGTTCTGAGTCCGATACCAAGTCATTTTTTCACCTTTGTTGTGAGTTACCTCGTATTCTAGTATTTTTTGATAGCTCGCGGGGCACAATTTGCAGTATTGATTTGGTTCACAATACATCACGATATCCGTGACCTCACCGGTTTGAGAGTTTGTGATTTCCCAGAGAGGGTTCTTCATTTGATTCGCGGTGCGTCCTTGCGTTTTTATGTGGCCAGGTTTGAAAGTCACTGTCACGGAGCTGGAAGCGTATTTTTTCATGATATTGTCGTGTTGTTGTTGGAATTCAAGTGCCATTGTATAGCGTAACGAAGTGAAGCCGAACGAATGTAAGCGAAACGAACGTGTAGTGCGTGTATGGGTTATATTAGAATAGAAGAATCAATTTCAATTTTTGGATAATTAAAAAATTGAAATATATTATACTGAATGAGTTCATAAGTATAGGTATAACTATGCCAAAGTGTGCGTTTATCGAGCCATCGTCAGGGAACGGCTGTCAAGAAGAAGCAAAATACAAGTACAAACAAGACGCGAAAGCCTCACGATGTAAGCTGCATCAACTGGAAGGGATGAAAAACACATCGTCCAACTTGTGCTGCCATGGCGACTGTATCAAAAGTCCCATTTACAATTACATTGGACGCGCAGCAAAATACTGCATATTGCACAAAGAACTTGATATGATAAATGTTATAACTCCGCGTTGTATTCATCCTGGGTGTGAAATACAGTCATTATATAATTTCCCAGGTCAACCAGGAAAATACTGTGTCACGCATAAGATGCCTGGAATGATTGATGTCAAACATTGTGGTTGTTTGGAAGAAGGTTGCAAAAAAAGAGCAACATACAATATTCCAACAGAAAGCAAAGGTCTCTACTGCTCAGGTCACAAAAAAGATGGTATGGTCGATATCAAACATAAATTCTGTGCTCACAAAGGCTGTCTCACACGACCTAACTATAATGTCCCGGGCGAAACCAGAGGCACACATTGCGTCGTCCATAAAACCAAGGATATGGTTAATGTGACATCAAAAACGTGCCCTCATCCAGGTTGTATGAAACAACCAACTTTCAATACAGAAGGAGAGACTACTGCATTGTATTGTTTTGAACACAAACTGGCCGGAATGGTTAATGTCAAACAGCAAACTTGTAAAAGTGAGTGGTGTTCAACCCGACCCCACGATAAATACGATGGATACTGTATGTTTTGCTATATGAATTTGTTTCCAGACAAACCAGTCGCGCGCAATTTCAAGACGAAGGAACGAGTTGTGGTTGAATATATTACATTACATTTTCCAAAATTTTCGTGGGTTGCAGATTCTCGGGTTGCTGGCGGATGTTCGCGTCGCCGTCCAGACTTAATGCTCGACCTTGGATACCAAGTTGTTGTTATTGAAGTTGACGAAAATCAGCATATCACTTATGATTGTAGTTGCCAAAACAAACGCCTCATGCAAATATCTCAAGATGTCAACCATCGTTCAGTAATATTCATTCGGTTCAATCCTGATGATTATACTGATAAAAAAGGCGAAAGTGTTCCTTCTTGTTGGGCGCAAAATGGAAATGGAATAATGGCGGTGAAGAAATCGAAGAATAAAGAATGGGAATCACGCTTGGAGAGGTTGCGTGAACAGGTGGAATACTGGACGAAACCTGAAAACACAACAGAGAAGACAGTCGAAATTGTAGAGTTGTTTTATGATTGTGATTAAAATATATCAAAATAATAATGAAATAATAATTTGGCGTCATATTTTTTATAGATTTAATAAAAAAATGTGACGATATATCGTAAGATAAAATTTTTGGAATGATCAGTTGCTATACGCTAATCCGCCCATACCGGACATCACACGAAGAACGTTGTAATTCACGGCATACACGCGAACCTTGGCAGTGTTAGTTCCCTCAACGGTGGCGTTGGAGAGAACAAGCTGCAAAGTAGCGTTATCGATACGAGAGAAGTTGCACGAGCCGGAAGGCTGGTGCTCCTCGGGCCTCAGAGCAAAGGAATACAGGTTGATTCCGGTGTCGGGGGCGCGAGTGTGGTGCTGGTGAGGCTGAACCAGGTCGAAGTAGGTTCCCTCACGCTCAGAGAAGCGGTCCTGTCCGTTAAGCTGGAGCTTAGCAGTCACGACGGGGTTCTCACCCCAGCAGTGCATGTCGAGAGAAGTCTCGGTGAGGACAAAAGTGCCGGCGTCAGAAACTCCGGAAGCAAAGCCTGAAGAACTGGCGCCTCCACTATTAAAGTTGGGGAGATTGTATTGCGCTGTTGTTGCTGATGAATCTGGACCAAGTTGCCAATAAGCAGCAGTGCCGCTGAGAGGCACATCAGCAGCTCCGGCGTCAGCGAAGAGTCCGGAGGCGGTGATGTAAGAGGAGGTGGTGGATGCGAGGGCATCGTGGGCTCCGAAAGCCATAATGGCGTTGGGGAGGGCATCAACAGCGTCGGTGTAGTTGAAGGGCTGAGCACCAAGGAGACGGTTGAGGACGGAACCCCTCTCGAGGGAAGAGCAGTAGTCGACGTTCTTGTCAGGCTGGACAACCCAGATAAGCTCCTTAACAGGGTGGTTAAAGTTGAGCTTGATCTTGTTGGAAGAAGAACCGACGGACTCATCACCAGTGAACTGAAGCTGCTCGATGAGGTACTCGTGGGGGTTCTGAGCCATACGTCTGCGCTCATCAGTGTCGAGGAACACGTAGTCGACGTAGAGAGAAGCAGCGACGAGGGACTGGTTGTAGGCGGAGGTGACCTTGACGGTGGCGGCAGCGTCGTTGAGACTGGACATAGCCCACAAGCACTCCTCAATGGGGCGGATATCAAGGTTAATCTTGACCTCGTGGTACTGAAGAGCAATAAGGGGAAGGGCCAGACCGGGGTTGCGGCAGAACCAGAACTGAAGGGGGACATAGAGGGTGGTCTCGGGGAGAGCATTGCGGGGAGCGCAAACCTGGCGAGGAGCGTTAGCCTCGCAAGGGCCATCAATGTCGTTGAAGGAGGGGTCAGTGATGAAGGTCAACTGGGTAGTGTTTCCAATCATCTTGAAGTAACCGCGCTGCTGCTCGGTAGACATGGTAAGCTGGTTCCAGATGTGCATCCAGTCACCGTATTGGCGGTCAATGCGCTGACCACCGATCTCAACCTCAACCTGAGAGATGAGTTGCTCACCTGGGAAGTCAAGCCAACGGGCAAAAACGTTGCCGTTGCCGGTGTTCTTCAAAGTCTGGCTAATCTCGGGGAGAGTAATCTGAAGGTAAGTGCGGTAAGCCAAATCACCATTACGAGAGATGGTGCAGGTCACGCGGCGACCGAAGTCAGCTTGGCCATTGAAAGTCTGCTCGATAGACTCCATAGCGAAGTTAGTGTGACGCTTGTAGGAAACCTTCCAGAAAGTGATCTGGGGGTTACCAGT